GGTCGATTCTGCGACAGATGTGTTAATCGACGAGGCGACTGGTAATGGACACTCCCACTCAGGCCCGTATCCGCACACCGTTGTGGTCGGGGAGACTCCGGCGTCGGCCGGCTGGAGTGACAAAAGTGGAGATGTTTTACGATCTCAACTTGCCTCCCCTGTGGGCACGAATCTTATCGGGCTATCGGCGGGCGGCGTACTTACCGACGCTATTAAAAACGTGGCATATCTTGATGCTTACGAGCACCTTGTTGTATCTGGCGACTGGTCGGCGGCGTTACAGGCTGCACTTGATACAGGCCTTCCTCTGGTCCCAAATCCAACAGTAACGTATAACGTCAATGGAATTATCCAGAGTAAGGGTAACCGAATAATCGGCCCATTAAATATCAACCCAACGCGGCCTGGTTTGAGTGACCTCGGAGCCTTTACCTTTAATGGCGAGCAGGGTGGCGGTTTCCAGAAAAATCTGAAATTGCTTTATGTATTCAAGGTTTATGACCTTATCGAATTCATGTACATCCGTTCGATGGGGTTCAATGCAATTCTTCATGTGGGGGCGCTGTACGTAGACCGGCCGGAGTTGAACAACGATACATTAAAGGATGCACTTAAACTGGCGCTTGATAATGCGCAAACGGCCGGTCTTAGTGTGAATATGCACACAGGGTGGGAGATTGCCACTGACGGCATGGCTATCGACTATGTAAACACTTTCTCACCGCACCCAGCCGTTTTTGGGTTTTCTGTTTTTGATGAGCCCACTTGGAATGGTGTCAGTGTTGCTAGGCAGAGTGAGCGTCTTACAGCACTGCGGGCAATCACAGAGAAGAATTTAAATTGCGTAGACAGCATTGCCAACTACTCTAGCTACCGCAACGGGTACAACCCGTGGACTCATGGGTATGACATAATGTTCGTTGACGCATACTCTCATACCACGCCGGGGGCGACCTTACTGGAGAACATTAATAATGACTTGCGCAATATGCGCAGGGACGTAGGTGTAGCAGCCGTGTATTGCCCTGGGTCTAAGATTATTCCTGTTTGTGGGCTGTTCAAAAGTACAAGCTTCTCTGCTGATTTCCAGCAGATAAAGGCCACATCATCGAAGCTGGTCCGGGCGGCAGGTGGCGACTTCGGGGTGTGGGCGTGGGACCCGCTGGACCCAGTGGTAACAGCGGGCGTCCGTACTGATACCGACCTCCGTGCACTGTCTAAGACGTTCTGTGAAATAGTCATGAACGGTGACCGCATACCTAAGGCGTATCGGATTGGTGGCACGGGTCAAAACCCAGACAGCATCCCCCCTTGCGCGGCAAGGGATGGTGTTTTTGTGGTTCAAAAGCAGGATGGGGCGCCTACTTTTGTGCAATCAGGCACGACTTGCCTCGGCGTGCTCCGTCCGGGTACTGATGCGGAGTTCGCTTTCAACGGATTATCTTTTCCAATTGGAGGAATCCTGTTCAAGGGTACTTACCCTGTTGCTATTACGAACATTCCAATGCAACAGTACATGACTACCGATTTTGAGCTGGTTGACGTAACCGGGTCTCAATCTGGCACAATGTATTTCCACTATACTCAAGACGAAGGGGCCACTACGTCCCCGGAGGCCCTTTCTTTCGGTTTTGTGTTTACCCCGTCAGTACCCGCTCTATCTAAGTCGCTTTACTTTGGCACAGGAGAATATTGGCGAGGCAATAAGCTGGTTGTTGCACTGGCGGTTAACGAGCCCGCGCAAGAGGCGTTTAGAATATGTATGCACGGCTTTATTGTGACGTCTGAGTGGTAGGAAGTGATGGCGCTAGAGATTATTTGATGGTTCATGGTGTAACAGATAACCCCGCTTCGGCGGGGTTTATTCATCTTCGCATCATATCCTTGTTGGCGCTTGCGCGGGTAGAGCCGACCCACCACGCCTGCCACCTGACCAGTCTGTCACGATCGCCTAATAATACCGCCCCATTATGCCTCATGGCGGACGGGGCTGTTTCCGGGTCGCCATCCGTGGCCATGAGTGGAGCCGGAATGACCAGCAAGTCACTCGGCGGGCTTATCAAGGCCGAGGGAGGCGTCGTAGAGTTCGAGCAGCCCGCTATCAGCAACGCACTGAGCGGTATCAGGATTTTTGATGCGGTCACGGTAAATCACCTCTTTCTCGATTACTTTGACGGTGCGAACTTGCGCCTTCTTGGCTTGCTCTTCTGCAAGCTGTAAATCGCGAGTGGAAAGCTGTCCCTGTAACGCAAACAGCTCACTCCATTGCTTATTGTGCTGCTTTGCTTGCGCGGACTCAATCTCCGCTATTGCTGTTGAGCGGCCATGCAGATATGCGCCATAAAGCGAGCCACAAAAAAGGCCGATTACCACAACAACAGATATAGCCCTTGCTCCAATAGGCATCATTCAATCCTCATGTATGGGCATGGAAGATTTCCAATTCCATGAACCTCCCCGCAAACTAGGCATGCATCTCTGTTTTTGATCACCTGCCTATCAATGAAGTCTCGAATTCCATTCACAAAAATAGCATCACCAACCTTTGTCATTGGAACTTGCTTGCCAATGCATGCGTGAATACCTTTGCATCCGCATGCTTTGCATTCTATTTCATCAATCTTCATTATCACCCCACAGTTCACCGCCAACAGGAAGGTTGATAAACAGCTTCTGCGCGTCACGAACCGATATTGTGCCGAGGCAAACATCACGCTCTGCGTTGCGGCGGATCCAGATGCCGTGACAGCCGCTTGATTGCTTTGAGCAGTCGGTTTTTACGCCGTTAATCTTGGCGTATTTCCACATCAATATTGCATCGCAAGCGCCTTTTGTGTCGCCAGATTTCAGTTTGCGCATGATGGTTGAGCTAGCCAATCCTGACTCACCGATATTGAAAGCCAAATCAGTAAAAGCCACCTTCTCGCGCACCTTCAAATCATATGGAACATCTTGCAGCGGGCGGCTGTGATTGGTTATTTCCTTTTCCTTGGCTAGGCGACACCATTCAGGTGTAACTTCCATTCCAATGTAAACGCCTTTGGTGATGCCATCGCAGATTGTAGGAATGCCAACGGGGTCTAGGTAGGCTTTTGTGATTACCTTTCCTGACGACTCAAAATAGGCTGTCATTGACGCAACCATTGCCATTGCAAGCGAGCCACCGACAACTAGGTTTCGTTTGTTCTTCACTCAACCTCCACATCTTGCAGCGCGTACACCGCACCAGAAATGATAACGTAATGCTCGGTAACTTTCTCTACAACCCCAATTGAGTTAATCCCGAAAAAGTCAGGAACGTGAAACTCGATTTCTTCGCCTAGCAGGCTTTCAAATAGTTGTTTTCTCGTCATCTTTGTTTAGGTTGTTTTTGTTAATATGCTCGCGGCGACCTTCTCGCACACGCTCCAATTCTTGCTCAAGCCAGAACTCGCACTTGTCGTACTTTTCCAGCTCACCAAAATAATCATCATCCATGATAGATTTTGTGACATCACGATACATCATAAACGCTTAACTCCCTTTCCTCTTCTTTATCAACAACTGCATCAATTCGCATTCCTGCCAATGTGCAAAACTTGATTCGTTCACGTATCCACTTTCGGCGCTTGTCGTCGCACACGTAATTCAGTGCGCTGCGGTAGTAATACACTGCGAGGTAATACATGCGATCACATTCAGCTCTGCGGGCCATATCCATCAATGCAGGAAAGTTAGCTTGCATCCTCACTCTCCAGTTCGATTGCTCGCGCAATCGATTGATATGCCTCTTTCAGGTCTGTTAGCTTATCCTTATGGCCGCGATTACCAGGCATAAGCAGCTTCTTGATTGCGTGTTGAGTGGCTGGATTGGTTACGTTGAACGCCATCAGCACATCGTAAACATCGACAATCTCTTTTCCGATACGCTTTGAATATTTCGATTCCAACTTGCCCATGACAATCTCCACAAAGTATTTCATCAAAGATACGCCATGGAGATCTCAAGGTCAATAAAAAGGAGCCCGAAGGCTCCATTGCATCAGAACGGGATTCTCTCGTCGAAGTCCTGATAGCCACCTTGCGGCTGCTGCATCTGCTGCGGTCGCTGCATTCCGCCACTAGCCTGAGCATAGCTGTTTTGCTGTTGTCGCTGCTGCGGCTGTTGCTGGCAGCCTTGCTGCTGGCCTTGCGATTGCGGTGCGCCAGCAGTTCCAATGAAGCCGATTGACGCATCAAGTAGCTCAATACTGAGCGATAATCCGTTATTACCCTGGAATTGCTTGATTCGCTGCTTCTGTCCGGTAACCTCTACGATTGAGCCAGCAACCAATGCGGACTGGTAAAACTCAACCTGTTTTTGCTGCTTTGCAAAAATCACCGTTTCATAATTACACCAATCATCTTGCTTTGTCTGGCGGTCATAGAACTTCACGCCACCGCGAATGCCGAACCCAACGCTTTCTCCCGCTTGAAACTGCGTAGCGTCCTTGTTCAATTTAAATGTAACGGTAGTTCCCATTTCCTAACCCTCAATTTGTGAATGATGATTGTGATCCAATGTCACTTGATAATCAATGATTGCTTTCCGTCTTTAACGGTAGCGCCTGCAATCTCTTCTCCAGCCAAGATGCGCCGCTTGATTTCCAGCTTGTTAGGCTTGACCAGCGTTTCGTACTCAACCAGATCAACTGGAATTGCCATCGGGTCTGTGATTTCGACAATCTTGCTTGCATCTCGCAGCGTTACTTCATGCACACCAGCGCGAACCTTCTTCATTTCAGCCTGAATCATGCAATCAGCGATGTACTGGCGCAGGCGCTCTACTTTGTTGGCGATTGCCTTGGCTCGCTCGTTGAGTGATGCAGCCTCTTCTTTAAGTGAGTCAGCATACGCCGACTCGTTTTTGCATAGCGCCAAGATGGCTGAAACCTTGTCGGTGAACTCGCCTTCGATGCCTTCCAGTGTGTCAGCGATAAGCTCTGGCGGCAAGTCCTCGCTCATCAGCGCGGCGTACTCATTGGCGATTTTGTAAAGCTCGGTCATTAGATTGCTCCTTCAAGTTGTTGCTTCTTCTTGGCGTATTCGGCCTGAACGTTTGATTGCAGTTTGGTTCCTTTGGTCATGGTGTACGCCTTGCCGAATAGGTCTTTCAGTTCATCCATGTTTTCAGCCTGCCGCATCCCTTCGATAAGGTCTAGCGCCAGCGACTCCATTCGACTGAAACGTTCTGCTGCTTCCGCTGCAACTTCAATCTCTGGCTTGTGCGGCATTACCGGCTCCATCTCGATGCCTTCATCGTCATTCAGATGATGGATGGCGTTATCAACTCTCTCAACTCGCGGCCAGTATTTTGCGGCTCGCTTAACGATGGTCTTGCGGGCCATTTCTTCCCACCAGTTTTTCCAGGGACCGTTTTTGGCCTTGCTGGTGCTCTCAACTTGCTTGATTTCAGCGAGTGACATTTCATCGGTGAGATAGTCCCCCTGCTGCGTCTTTACAGTGCAGTAACCGCCTACAACTGGCCCGCGCTCGCCGAATGCGTTGTATTTGTGAGTGGGAGCCTTATCCAGCCCGTTAGATTCATATGTGTCGTTAGCGTGCACGAGTTTACATTGACCCCACTGAATCGCCCCGGATACTTGCGCAAGGTGAAGCAATCCCATGTAACTGATATCAAGATGCACGCCGCCATCGCGCGGCACCAGGTATGCGAGTTTCGCCGCCGGGTTCAATGTGATGCCAATGGCGGCCACGTTAATGATGGCGTTCTGCGCACTGGTTGGATTAGCCATCGCCGTCTTAGCCAGAAAATCATTCTTCTGGAATGCCTGGATGGCAAACTGACTTTCCTTGGCCCAAGTTACTGACTGGTCTGTCGCCGCCCCAGTAAACAATCCAACCTGCTGATTTACGAAAGTTACAACGTCAAAGCTCATTTCTTTTTCTCCTTAGTTACTTCCTTTGTTTCAAAGCCACCAGCTCGCTTGCGCCAGTAGCACACATCACACAAATCACCATCACTACCATCTCGACCGTGGCAATGGTGATTTATGGCGTAGCTACCACATTCTTTGCATGACTTCATTCCACATCCTCCACATCTTGCTTTTGACACTCAATGGCAAACTCTACCGCATACCTTGCTGCATCTTCACGGCTTAATCCGCAATCCGCGATACATACTGCCATCTCCTCAATCTCATCACGAGTAAGCTCGTATTTCACTCAGAATCCTCCAATAACTCCCACTCGCCGTGAGCGCACTCGCTAGTAAGGCAATACCCAGCCTCGCCATTGTTGAATTCAATCTCGAAACCCCCAAGATAATCAACATCCTTCACCTCGTAATTGCGACCCACGGTTAGGTATTCACTATCCTCTTCGTATGTGTGCGATACGCACTTAACGACACTCCCAACTTTCAATCTCATCACTCTTCCTCCACAACAAAAACAGTTTGCAAATCGCCATCAATCACCAAGCCACTACCATCTCGGCAAGCCTGCATCAGGTCAAGGCCGCCCATGATTACGTCATCGAATCCAAAGCAGCCAAGTTCGCAGTTTTCCATCACTTAATCTCCTTCATGCAGGCGATGAACTCACTGGCATAGAAATCAGAGATTGTCTTTTCCTGCATCTCTGGTGAGTGGTATGCCGGATATTCGTAAGCCATCATAAACAACCCTGAAAATGCCTCTACGTTGGTTGATGTCTCCAGCAACTTAGCTAGAGGAACACCAGCCTGGCGGGCTTTCATGACAGTCTGCGCAAGCTCTGCATATCTGGTGCACTTAACCAGCGCGGAATCCTCCGCTGCAACACCACCAGCCACACACATCATCACAACTCCAATCAATGCTTTCATCTTCTCTCTCCTATCGGCTACATGCCTTGATGTTTGTTCATTCTGCTCTTGTGAGCTTTCTTTCGTCAATCTCTGCAAAGTCGGCGTCTTTACAAAACCAGTTTCCACAACGCCACTTCTTCAAGCCGCTTCTCCACTCCGCAACAACCCAGCCTGTCTCTTGGTAATACTTCACCCAGTAAAAGCCACTCTCTCGATTACTCATGTCAGCCTCGCTGCGTTCCGTTGATGTGGTCATAGTAGCACCGCGGTGGATTGAGTCAAGATAAAAAGTTAATATCTTTTCTGTTGACAGTTATGATTAACGGCGTAAGATTGCAGCCATCAACTTGAAACACACAAAAGAGGGCTGATAGATGAATATGGGGAAGTCAATCAAGGTCGCATTGGCAATGCGCGGAATGAAGCAGCGAGATCTTGCTGAGCTGATGGGCCGCCATCACGTTTACATCTGCCAAATGTGCAACAAAGAGCGGGTTGGCATCGCGGCAATGGAATCGGTCGCAGACGCGCTTGGCATGAAGGTTTCTGAACTGATTAAGCTGGGGGAGTGATTATGGATAACACACATGTTTTTGCTTGCAAGATGGCTTCAGAGCTTATCGTTGTTAAGTTGGAGGCGGCAGATAGCCTTTCAAGGCTAAATGGAAATCTTGCAGGAAGTAAGGATTGCGCAAAGTCGCAAAGAGAGGTGGCAGCCCAGCTTGATGCGCAGATCGGCGAGATATTGGAAATAGCAAAAAACCTTTCTCTTATTCTCAACGGATACCTTCCAGAGGTCTGATTGATGTCTGCACCTGGTTGGATCAAGATTCATCGCGCACTTCTCGATCACTGGTGCGCGACAGAGCCAGAGGCTTTGGCTGTGTGGGTTAGGCTTCTTTGTGAGGCAAACTTCGAGGACAAAAAGGCGAATGTTTACGGCCAGCTTGTTGAAGTCAAGAGGGGGCAGTTGGTGTTCGGGCTTGATGCCTTTAGTGCCAGATCTGGAGTCTCAGTTAAGAAGCTAAGGAGAATAATGGACATGCTTATAAGGGATGGCATGGTGGGCAGGCAGGTTATGAGCAAATTCTCAATAATAACAATAGCTTGCTATGACAAGTACCAAGACTTGGGCAGGCAAGAGGCAGGCAAAGGGCAGCCAGAAGGCAAGCAAGGGGCAGCACCTAAAGAAGTAAAGAATTCAATAAGTGAAGAAGATCTATTGTCACGCCAGCGTGACGAGGCTATCACATCGGTTATAGACAGAATCAATGAGATTACAGGACAGAAGTTGCAGGTATCAGCGAAGGTGCACAGGGAGTTTATTTCTGGAAGGCTTAACGAAGGATTCTCTCTGGATGACCTAATGGCGATAGTCGAGGTAAAGTCTGCTGAGTGGATGGGAACAAAGCAGCAGGTCTACCTTGTGCCAAAGACACTGTTTAGGCCGTCGAATTTCGATAGGTACTTGGCTGAGTCAAGGCTTGCTTCAAGAATTCCAACTGCCGAGCAGCTTGTTGACGTGTATCACGAGAAGATGCCATCCATGCCTCACGTTGGCGTGATAACTCCAAAGAGAAGGGGGCTTGTTACTGATTTCTGCATTGCTGGCAAGATGACTGTAGATAAGTTCAGAGCATATCTCGATTACATAGGGACAAGGTGCACATGGGTTATGAACCAGAGGTATGGTTACGGCTTTGATTTCTTGATTGACAGGGATACCCTAGACAGAGCCAGAAACACAACCTTAGAGGACAGGACTAATGATTAACCAATACGAATACGAATCTCGCCTGCTCGGAGCTGCAATCACCAACTACACATCCCGCTGCGCCAAGGCTATAAGCATGACCAGCGTTGAGCACTACAGCACAACAGGGACGCGCTTTGTATGTGCCGCAATAAAGCGAATTGCAGCAAGCGGAAGGCCAGTTGATCTGATGACTGTATCAGAGGAGGTTCGGCTTGCCGGTGCTCGCGGCGAGCTGCCGCCTGAATGCAACTTTGCCTGGGTGGTCGAGATGGCAAAGGATGGCGTTTCAGACGCTAACGCCGAGCATTACGCCAAGATCATCAGGGCTAATCACGCAATGGCTACAGCATTGCAGAAGCTCCAAGATGTGCAGCAGAAGATAATCGACACACAGAATCCGCTTGAGGCTATGGAGGCAGCAAGAAACGCACTATCATCACTTGATTTCGGCGTTGAGCGCCAGAAGCCAAAGACGCTGCACCAGTGGGCAGAGGAATTCGTTGATCACCGGATTAAGATTTATAACGGAGAGGTGCCAAAAGGGATCCGCCTAAATCAGGGCGGGATGGATCACGCTTTCGGCACTATCGGACTGACTGACTTCATCGTCATCGCTGGAAGGCCAGGCTCAGGGAAAGCGATGCCACTTTCAGAAAAAATCCTGCTTTCTGATGGTGGCTGGACAACCCATGGAGATGTACAGGTTGGTGACAAACTTGCATCAGTAGATGGATCTGAAAGCTATGTCGTTGGCGTTTTCCCGCAAGGTAATCGCAAAACATACAAGGTTACATTTGAAGATGGTCGGGAATCAATTTGCGCCGACAGCCACCTGTGGGAAGTATCATCATGCAGATTTAATGGCAGAAAGGTAATGGATACCGCAGAGCTGGCGCGAATGAACTCCATGACCAGACACAACAGAAGAATGTACGTTCCTGCAATATCTGGCGACTTTGGCAGCCATGAAATTGGTATTGATGGATGGCTGCTTGGTGTTCTTCTTGGTGATGGGTCTCTAACCAAGGTGCTTAAGCTATCAAATCCAGAGGATTACATCACCGACAGGGTTAAGGCTAGTTGCGGAGTGGCAAATCTTGTCGGAAATTCTGGGATTGATTATTGCATTACCACATCCAAAGGCCAGGAAAACCAGTTGCTAGAGGAAGTTCGCAGGCTTGGTCTTATTGGATGCCGATCTTATGAAAAGTTCGTACCAAGAGAGGTGTTCAATTGCGGATACGCAACAAGGGTTGGCGTCCTGTGCGGGTTGCTCGAAACAGATGGGTGGGTTGAAAAGAGCGGGTCTGTGATGTTCTCATCGTCTAGCGAACAGTTGCGCGATGATTTGGCTGAATTGATTCATTCAGTTGGTGGTGTGGCAAGGAAAACAACCAAAGAGAATGTTCGTTACACATACAAAGGTGAAATCCTGCAAGGAAGAACGGCATACAAGCTATGCGCAAGACTTCCGTCAAAGGTGATTGGTGAGATCAAATCGCCAAGACTTCTGGCAAACATTTCTGATGAGTCACGGTTCTCAGATGCATCAGTTAGAATCATCTCAGTTGAGCCTCACGGCGAAGAGGAATGCGTGTGCATAATGGTTGACCATGAGCGGCATTTGTACGCCACAAATGGATACATTATGACCCATAACACCGAGCTTGCCGTGGCTGTTGCAAACGAGCTTGGCATAAACCAAGGAAAGGCGGTGCTTTACAAGTCTCTTGAAATGGAAGGGGCTGAGGTGGCAGAGCGGTCAATACTTGCCTTGTCAGGATTGTCAGTTGACGACCTTGAGCGGCGCATATTTGAAGGCTCAGAGTCTGGCGCGTTTGGTCATGCCGTTGCGGCTGTAAAGGACAAGCCATTTTACATTGACGACGCTTCCGGGTGCTCTATTGATGAGGTGGTGCAGCAATGCAGGGAGTTTACAGCGGAACACGCAAACGTCGGGGCGCTCATTGTTGATTATGTCGGCCTGATGGAGATTGGCGGTAAGTTTTCACGACATGATCTTGCGATAGCTGACATAACAAGAAAGCTGAAGCTGCTTGCCAAGGAGCAAAAGATTCCAGTAATCGGCCTGTTCCAGCTTTCTCGCGACGTTGAAAAGCGAGCTGGAAGCAAGAGACCAGTTGCGGCAGACCTTCGGGATAGCGGCTCAATTGAGCAGGACGCAGACAAAATAATCATGGTTCACCGTGAGTGCATTTACGACCCGAACACGCCGATGCAGAATGTTGCCGAGCTTCTCAACGTCAAGCGGCGCAGAGGGCAGCCAGTAAACGGGTACATGACATTCAAGAACGGCCACTTCGTTGAGATACCAGAAAGCGAACAAGGAAGATGGAAAATAACCGCGGAATCAAAGCCAGAACCTGAGCAGAAAAAGAAATCAGGCTTCAGGTACGGGGATGATTGATGAAACAACACACCGAATCACTCATTTCATACGTCATGGAATGGAGTGGTAAGAGTCGAAGTGAAGCGATAGAGTGGTTGGATAGAAACCTACCGAGATTGAAAGGAGATGAAGATGAAAAGTGATCGTGAGTTATTGGAGTTGGCGGCTAAGGCGGCAGGACTCCATCTGTGCGGGTGCAGCTGGATTGGTGAAAGCGAAGATGATGAGGGATTTGAAATTCTTGAGTCAGCCTTTGTGAAGCACCACCAAGATCAAGAACTAGCCACCATGTGGAACCCCCTCACCGATGACGGCGATGCGTTCAGGCTGGCGGTGAAGT